TATGTACACTAAAGAACAAATCTTTACAGAGTTTAAAGATGTTACTAAGAAAGATCAATCAAAGAAAAAAGAAGTATTTACTAATAGAGTTGCTTACTTAAAATCTTTAAAAGAAGATATGTTAGCTATGCCTAAAAACTTTGCTAATATCTCAATTACACCAGATCAATTACAAAATACAATTGATTGCTGGTCTGCTCCAAAACCTATTGACGCTTTCTATAAGTCAGTTTTTGGTATGACTTATGCTGAGAAAAAACAACAAGAAGAACTAGAGTTTTTTATTTATGAAAATGGCGAGAAAAAAGAAGTTAGAAGAAATAAAGAAAAGTCACAATAATTTTATAAAATCATTAGGCGTGGTTTTAGATGAGATTACAGGTGAGGTTATGACCGGTTTTGATGGTTATGATATGCCTGATTATTCTTGTAGACCATCGCTCCCTACTAGTGATAATATAACTGGCTCGTGTACTAAAAAGAAATATGCTACACATGTACCGGCTGGTAAAACAATAAGTGTGGCATACAATAAGGGTCCTTACATGATAGTTGATGAAAAGGACTTTAAAACTATGGGTAAAAAAATATGAGAACTATGATGATGATAACTATTCTAGTCTTAATGGCTACAATGGTAAAAAGTGAAGAGGTAACTGTTAAACAGTTTACAACAGCAGTTAGTGAAGTACCATCTAAAGTGGTAACTTTTATTGGTAATGAAAAGCAAAAGACTATTGATTATCAAACTAAAGTATGGGCAGATCAGAAAGTTAAGAATGCTGAAATGTGGTCTAAATTAAAATCTTTATTTAAAGGTAATAATGATTCATAAGATTAGTGATTTTTGTTTAAAGATTGATGGTGTCAAAAAAACAAGTGACAGATTATACAATCTTAAATATAATAATCCAAAGACGCCTGAACGAGATTTACAAATACAAGAGTTAATTGATGATATTCAGGCGACTTGTCTATTAATTGCTAACGATAAACAACCCTATGACAAATAAAGATATACAGATACAAAAACTAGAGGCAGAGAAAAAAGAACTAAACGAGAAGTTAGAACAATACGAGTTTAATGGACCGTCAAATAAAGTACAACAAATTGAAGATGATTTGTACGAAGTAAATGACACAATAAAGAAATTAAATGCTTAGAATATTATTATTAATTACTATTGGTGTTATGTTGTCTAATTGTACGGCAACCAGGTCACAAACTGGTGCTGTGTTAGGCAGTGCTACAACCACTGGTGCTTGTGTATCATTAGGTGTTGACAATCCTTATGTGATAGCTACTTGTGCTGTAACAGGTGCCTTTGCTGGCGCTAACATTATGTATAATTCAGATTATGATGTACACAATGCCGTATTTGTAGATCATTTAAATACTAGTCCAAATGGTTCTAGTTATACAAATTGGTTCAATAGTAAAACAGGTAATAGTGGTATTATAAAAGTGTATCATACATATCAAAAAGGGCCAATCAAGTGTAAAGATTATGACGCCACAATTGATATATCAAACCAATGGCCGTTAGTGGGTGTTGGTGGTGTAAATAGAGAAATGGTATTTGGTACTGCTTGTCAGTTACCAGATGGTAGATGGATAGAGGATCCTACAAATGGATAAATTAAATAATTTAATAAGAGAATACTTAACAGGCACAGCATTAGCTGGTAGAATTATAATGGTGATAATGGCTATAACTTTTATATTAGTTTACTTAACGGATTTAATTATATGAAAAAATTAATTTTACTTATTACCTTATTAATGTGTACAAGTATAATTGTAAACTATGCCTATGGTGATGAGATATTATATTCAAAAGTAAAAACAATAGAACCTGAAGAAGTAAATGGTCAATATTGTTTTGTTAAGGTTATAATTAAACAACAAGGCGATAGTATTATAAAAGAAGAAGTATTAGAATGTGCTGATGGTAAAAAAGGTATAGAAACACCAGGTTATTGGGAGTTATTTGCTCAGTTTTATTACCGTGATGTATCAGTACCAGAGTATTGCCGATATTATAGTCGGGATAAACATGCTTTTAAGACACCAGGAAAGACGTGTTTAATGATAAATGGTGAATGGGAGGTTAGATGATTAAGAATATTATCATAATCTCACTTGTTTTTGTAATTTACACAGGAATGACAGGTGGTGAGGCTTTAGATTGGATATCAATGGGCCTTGACAAATTACAAGATTTAGTATATAATGTAAAAAGTGAGGTTAATTAATTATGAATAAGATGAAAAAACTAGTAGGAGTTGTAGTGGCTGGATTGTTGGTTGCTAATTGTTCTTCTACATATAAGATGAAGTCTGAGAGTGGCAAAGTCTTAAAAGAAGTACCAAAGTGGTATATGTCAGATTTTTCTGAAAAGAAAGCATGTGGCACTTCTACATTTGGTAAAGACAAAGATAAAGTATGTATCTTTGGTGTTGGTACGGCCGTGTCGCCTGATCTACAATTAGCAATTGAAAAAGGTATGATGATTGCTAAAGCAGAAATGGCTGATATTATTAAAGGCGAAATGAATAAGTCTAGCAAACAATTTATTACAGAGCTAGGTAAAAATCATAACAAGACAACTGTATCAGAGGTTGAGTCAACTATTGTTAACTTGATTGAGAATACACCTGTTAGAGGTTATGAAATCTGGAAAAAAGATGTAACAATTACTAAAAATAATTATTACAGAGTTTGGATTGGCTTAATTTTACCAATGGGTGAGTACAATAAAATGTACAACTTCACAATAGCAGAAGCTGTTGACGCTTATAATACAAAAGAAAAAGCTAAGATTGCTTACGAAGAACTAATAGGTAATAAAGATGGAAATAGTAATATACAGTAAAAACAATTGTGTATTCTGTAACAAAGCGAAGCACTTAGTTAAATCGCTAGGTTATGAATACACTGAAAAAAAGATGGAAGAGTTTGATAGTCCACAAGCCATGTTAGAAGACATTGGTAAACAAGTAAGAACTATGCCACAAATTAAGATTGATGGTAAGTTAGTTGGTGGATATAATCAACTTGTAGAACACTTTGCTGATTTAGGTAAAGTAAACTTTAAGGGTGAGATCATATAGTGGCAGATGACAATATCATACAATTTCCTACCAATCGTATTGTTGAAAGGTCTACAGCAGGCCCTCGTAAAAAACAAGATGATAAGGCAGCTAAAAAGATTAGAGATCATCAAACAAAGCAGTTTGTAGAAACAGCAGTAGATGATATTAGTATGAACTTGTTAAGACAATTATATGATCTATCCATTAAAACGGAAAAGAATACATTTACAAAAGACTTGGCCATGGTTGTTGATATGATTAGAGGTCTAGTCTATAGAGATTTTGAAATGGTACACCCAGCACAGAAACTTGCCGACAAATTGGTACACTTAAAACAAAACCAAGGCAGTGCCATGTCAGCTAGAATAGATTATAGCACGGTGCTAGACAAGCCATTAAAGACAAATAAACCATTGAGTAAAGATGTAAAAGAAGATTTAAATACTCTAAATGACTCTACAATGTTTACAGGAGATGATTTAGATGAATAACAAAATTCTTACGAGAATCGCCGTTGCCGGTTGTAAAATAGTTTTTAATAAATCAATTGAAAAGGAGAAAAATCATGTTTGGTTTAACTAAAAAAACAGAAACTAGAGGAAGAAAAAAAATGTCTAAAAAGGCAAAAATTCTTAATCTATTACAAAAAGGTCAATCAATATCTTGGAAGGCTTTAAATACTACTTACGGTCTAAAATCACCAAGAGCTATGGTTGATACTTTAAGAGCTGAAGGTTTTATGATCTACGGTTCAAAATCAAAAGGTAACCACGTTTACAGAATGGGTACACCTACTAGAGCTATTATATCAGCAGGTATCAAAGCCCTATACGGAACACCTTTTAAATACGACAATGCTAGCACAGTTGCTCCTACAAAAGCAACAGTAGCTTCTATTGACGCCTAGTTAATCATATGGGGGCCTTCGGGCCCCTATACTACTATGACATTTGGATACGGATTAGGTTTAGGAGTTTTAGGTTGTATAGTTTCCTTTATAGGTTTCTTTATTGCCTTTCTGGTGATAAATCATAACAAAAGAAAAGAATTGAAAAAGATTGAAGATAAAAAAAACAAAATACCAGGTTCTTACTACGGTGATGATACAGTATGATATTAGTTGACCTAAACCAAATATTAATATCAAACTTGATGGCACAAGTTAGAGGTAAGGGTGATGTAAAACCAAACAAAGATATGATTAGACATATGGTCTTAAATTCTTTGAGAGGTTTTAATGTAAAGTTTAAAGAAGAATATGGTACTATGGTATTATGTTCAGACGCTGGTAATCCATGGCGTAGAGATTTTTTCCCACAATACAAACATAGTAGAAAGATGGCCAGACTAGATGGTCCGTTTGATTGGGATAATATATTTAAAATTATTACAGAGGTCAAAGATGAAATATCTAAAAACTTTCCTTACATTGTAATGTATGTAGAGAATGCTGAGGCAGATGATATTATTGCTACATTATGTAAACAACAAACAGAGGACTTATATCTAATTATATCAGGCGACAAGGACTTTATACAACTACATCATTATGGTAATGTATATCAATGGTCACCTTTTCTAAAATCATTTATTGGTGAACAAGAAGACCCTATAAAATTTTTAAGAGAACAAATAATTAAAGGTGACAGGTCAGATGGTGTGCCTAACATATTAAGTCCAGATGACCATTTTGTAAGAGGTGGTAGACAACAACCTATTACTAAAAAGAAATTAGAAGAATGGTCTAATTTAGATAATATACCATTAGGCAGTGAAACCAAAAAACACTACAATAGAAACAAGAAGTTAATTGATCTATCTCAGATACCATTAACGATAGAGGAAAACATTATAAATACATTTAAGAACTATAAAATACCAAGCAGGTCGCTCCTGTTACCGTATTTTATTGATAATAAAATGAAGTCAATGATTGAAAACATCAATGACTTTTGAAACATATATGGAGTAAATAATGGCTGAAGAAGCAAGAAACCCAAACTTAATTAGTAAAAAGGCTATGGCGTCTATGTCAAGTACCTCAGGTACCTCAGGCGAAACCGTACATGAGATATTTACTAAAATTAATAACGCTAAAGATAAACCTAAAAAGATGGAAGTATTACGAAAGTATGACTCACCATACATTAGACAAATCTTAAAGGCGGCATTTGATCCTAAGATTAAGTTTGTATTACCAGAAGGAACACCACCATACATAGCAAACGAGGTACCAGTGGGTACGGAACATGCTATGCTAAGAAACGAGTATAGAAGACTATACCTTTTTATTGAGGGTGGTGATAATTCAATTAGTAAAACTAAAAAAGAAACTTTGTTTATACAATTATTAGAAGGCCTACACAAAACAGAGGCTGAGTTGATCATAAATGTAAAAGATAAGAGATTGAACAAAGAGTATAAAGGTCTAACAGAGCAATTGGTAAAAGAAACCTTTGGCTGGGACGATAACTTTATGAGAAAAGCGTAATCGAATCGCTAATTTACATGGTCGGACACGCTCCGGCCATGCCAAAACCCTTACCTCCCAACGAAAAATAGTGCTTGACTTTATAGTCGGAATGGTGTATTGTATACCAATAAATATAAAGGAGAAGATACTATGAAAAAATACTTGATTACATTAGCAATCATATTGACAACAATGTGGTTTGGTTTAACAAGTTTAATGACCTCTGTTAAAGCTGATGATTATAATACGGCAGTTATAGGTCATATTATACAAACTAAAGTGAATGGCGATAACGCTGACGTTGCTAAGTTATTAGAAAACGAAATGGCTAAGTTAGGTCACCAGTTTGCTTTAGAGTCAATACAAATAATACAGGCATATTTACCTGCTATATTAGATGGTGTTTTGGCTGAAATGAGATTACAAGCAGACAAAGAATATAAGTGTTCTTTATTAAAAGGTAGTGATATACAGGATGATTGTAAGTGATTTTTTTTATCTTAATCAAAAGGGAGAAAAATGTCAGATCAGAAAGTCAAAAAAATATTAAAGAGAGAATTATCTAGTAGAACGAAGTATAGAACAACATATAAAGATATTAAACATTATTTTAAAATGATCAATAAAGTTGTATTTAAAAACCAATTATCTCCGTTTAATGAAATTCTTATAAAAAAAATTTACAAAGATAAGTCTAAAAAATTCTGTTATGGTCAAGTTACGGCATGGACATGGAAAAGAAAAGGTACAGTACAATACTGGCTAGAAATGTTACCGTCATACAGAGATAAAAGAGAGTTTGTGGACACATTAGGACACGAAATGGTACACCTATATCAAATGGCCAATTTAGGTGACACAGGAAATCATAATAAAGTATTTTATAGTTTCCGACCAAAGTTAAAGAAGATCGGCCTTGATTTATAATGAAAGAGAGAGTGAAGTATGAGAAAAGTAAAAGAGTTAGATCCCTATATTAAAGCAAGGGTCGGTGAGGCACTACTACAATTAAGAGAGTTAGTGAAACCATCAAACAGGTCAGGCACAAGTAAAGTATATTACGAAGGCAATTGGGTAATTGATATTCATAATAACTATACAGATAAACAAGCAGATAAAATATTCGCCACGGCCAAATCATATACAGATAAGTTAGAGTTTTTTCAAAAGAAAACAAACTACACTTATGAAAATGTTGATGAGTCACCTATACAATCATATGAATATATAGCGAGGCTTAAATGAGATATGTAATAAAAACATTAA